TCTGTCTCTACCACGTTCTCTCTCCCCCCGTCTGACGGCATCGAGACTGCCCCTTATACACAAGGAGTATACATGGCAAGAAAGACAGGAAGTGTCAATCACATTCACCAGTATTTCAAACGCGATGACGGCTTATGGGCGTGCTCAGGTCTGGACGGATGCACGCACTACATGCCACGTAACATGAGTCCAGCTCCGGTCGGTCTGTATTCTAAATGTTGGGGAGGTTGCAATAAGGCATTTCAGCTCACGCCATACGCGATGCAGAAAGATAAACCTATGTGTGACGACTGTCAGGAGGCACTGGACAGATTCATCGAATTTAATGAGATGAATGAGAAAAAGGCTCCAAAGCTTACAGGACTCGCGGCCTTCGGAGCACGCAATTACGCACCTCCAGAACCTCCCTCGAAAACGATGGCTGACATTGAAGAGGACCAAATCGAAGTATACGAGCCGGACGAGCTGCAGCACTCTATCAGCTGTGATTCAAACTTTGGAGGAGAATGCTCATGCAAATGAAGAGTGAACTCAAAAGTCAAATTATTCTAGAATTTCTTGCAAATCATAGAGTGACTAGGACAAAATTACTGAAAAGACTCTGGTCACGCTATAAAAACGCTAAAGAACTTGATGATGTATTGAAACAATTTGAAGATGCAGGCATCATCACGTTTGTGCATTCACTGAATCTCTACGTGATGCCCAAATCACAACGTGACGAATATATAAAGTTCCGTAAAAACACATAATCCGCCGCTCCCGTCTGTTCCGTTTCGAGACACCCCTACAGGTTGGGGTCTGGAGGTCGTTCCGGGCCTTCGGACCCCAACATCTTGGGGTTGACAGCCTCCCCCCGGTCGGGCGACAATGGGGCTGGACACGACCGGCCCGGCTTATACGTAATCCCTACGCATAATCCCGGCCCTCTCCGAGAGGACGTGAAACGTGAAAATCGCCCGGCCAGACGCACTCCAACACTTCAAAGACAATCACCCACACTGCGAGCTATCAGACACGGTGGCACTGGAGAACATCTGCGCCGTGGATGGCCTGCGATGACGCATACCCGTCAGATGGCGGACAGCAAAGGCGACTTCGGCGGGTGGAAGCCCGACGCGGTGCCGTGTCCGAAATGCGGCGGACACGTCGAGGCGCGGCTGTGGGAGTCGAGCGACGGGGCGTACGAAGACTGGCAATTCCGCTGCGTCGAGTCGGAGTGTCGGCATACGTGGTGGGTGGACGGAATTGACTCATGATGTTTCCTGTGTATCAGGCACGCATAATTCCGGCCCTGCGTTGGTGAACGGGACGACGACTAGACGCGCGTGGTAGGCACATCTTACGACCACGGCTCCGCCATCCATCATTTTGCAGAATTTCGCATTGTCCCAAAGGGTGACAAGTAATGAAAAGATTCTTTTGCACCGTCTGTCAGAAGATTAAGCACGTAAGAGTCATGCCTGCCTCAGTAGACACGCCCAACGCTCCCAATCCTTATAAGCGTGTAGGCGAATGCAGGCGTCACTCCAGTCAGTCAGTCTATCCCGTCCGTCAGTCTATCCGAAAGGTAAGCGCATAATGTTCCAAAACTCTCTCAAAACTAAGCGTGGGGAATGTGATTGTTGCGGTAAAGTGGATATCGACATTTACCCCACGCACCACAATATGTCGATGTGCGCGGTCTGTCGGGACGCAGAGATGGCGGCTATTGACGCGGCGTCAAAAGTAAAGGCTCTCGCCAACGTGTCAGTCGTAGAGGCTAGTCGTAAGATTGACACGCTGGTAGAACTAAAGGCAGACATCTACAACGCAGAGACAGTCCCCTTTATCGCACTTCAGGCGTCTATTGAGTCAGACGAGTCTATCCCCTCGGCACGTAAGAGACTCGCCCTAGCAGACGAAGTAAAGGCACGGCTCGACGCGTTCAATAAGGCGATATTTGACGATGAAGCGGCCCTCATGGTCAAGCGTAATCAGCGTCAGGCATGGCTTGTCCACATGCAGAACGTGGCCGCTGGACTACACGAGTCAGAGCGTGCCAAGTATAAGCAGCACGACGTTAATTACAAGCCCACAGTCGTCAAGTCAGTCAAGCCAAAGGTCGTAAAGCCTTCTCCCAAGAAGTTCTCCAAGGCCGAGCTATACGCGGCGGCGACGAAGTATGGCGTCCCGGCACCCGCGGTCCAAGCGTGGGTCACAGCGCGTGGCATCTCCTGCGAGGACGCGGCCCGGACGTTGGCCGAACAGATGGGCCTGATTTAGTTTATCCGTTTCCGAAAGGACGGAACTATGGACAGAAAAACTGCATCAGAACTACTTCATCAAGAGATGAAGAAAAACGGCCTCACAGGATGGACTGTCAGACTCAATCAGAACGCGGACTCACACTTTCTCGGACTCTGCTCATACAAGGACAAGTGCATCATCTTGTCCGCTCACCATATCGACATTCACCCTGACCCGGACGTAATCAACACGATTCGTCACGAGATAGCCCACGCGCTCTGCCCCGGCCACGGGCACGACGACGTATGGGCTGCCAAGGCCAAAGAAATTGGCTGTGACAACACTCTCCCGTGCTCCAATCTCAGTCTCTCACCTCATGTCATAGACGCTATCCGTAGCGGCGCGACGGTCGAGGTGACATTTGACGAGCACGTAATCCGCACCCCTAAATACACGATTACCCGTCTACAGGACAAGTGCGAAGTCTGCGGTAAAGTCGCAAAGGAACAGTCCTCCAAGACAATCGTCACGCCGGGTGACACGACTCCAGATATGAAATACACAATTCTGGAGTGTGGTCACGTCGTCTTCAAGAAGATACCCAAAGGGACGCCTTTCCACACGTTCCAAGCGTTCGGTGACCCCTCCTGCAAGCATGAATGGGACAAGAATAATTGTCTACTCTGCGGACGTAAGCGCCTCTACAAGTATCAGGTCGAGGGAGCCGCCTTTTTAGAAGCGGGCTTGTCCGTAAACATGGGCGCGGCCTGCTTTGATGAAATGGGTTTGGGCAAGACGCAACAGGCAATGGCCGTCCTGTATTTCCACGCCGAGTGGAGTCCTACCCTATGGATTGTCAAGTCTGCCCTGAAGTATCAGACAGCCTCGGCCATCATGAATTGGATGGACCAGAACGGTAAGTCTGAACACATTCCACAGATTGTCCTTACGTCTAAGGACTACCTGCTCCCTGGCCTGAAGCATTACATCGTGGGTTACGACATGCTCGTGCCTAAGTCACGCACGTTGAAGAACGGGACTATCGTCAACAGCGGATTCAACATCGAGCAGTTCAATCGTGTGGGCATTAAGTCAGTCGTGCTGGACGAATGTCAGCAGATTAAGAACGTGGATTCGAGCCGCACTCAGATGGTCCGTCGAGTCGTCAAGGGCCGTAAAGTAATTCCCCTCTCAGGCACGCCATGGAACAACAGGGGGAGCGAGTTATTCCCCGTGTTCAACATGATGGACCCCATGAAATTCCATTCGGAGGAGGGGTTCAAGAACCGTTGGGTAGACTTCGTATGGCAGGGTAGATTCCGTAAGGAAGCTGGTATCCGTAACATCGTGGCGTTCAAGGAATACACAAAAGACTTGTATATCCGCAGAGAACGCGCAGAGGTGATGCCAGAACTACCCACGACCAACAGGACGAAGCTGAACGTCGTAATGACCCCTCAAGAGGAGGAGAATTACGACATTGCAGTAGACGAATTCGTTAAGTGGTATGAAGAACAGATAGACCACCTGGACGGCGCGTCAATCATCGCGGCAATGTCCAAGATGCGTCACCTCGTGGCCGTCGCAAAGATTCCTGCTACGCTCGAATACGTAGACGAGTTCATCGAGGACACGGACAGGAAAATCTGCGTATTCGCGCACCACAAGGACGTGCAAGAGATTCTCTACGAGGAACTCAAGCAGAAATACGACAGTGAAAAGAGCGAGCCACGTATTCCGGTCTTTCAATTCAAGGCTGGTGGGGACGTAAACGAAACGCAGTCCAAGTTCAATCAGGCCAAGCGTTGTATCTTGGTCGCCTCACAATTGGCCGCAGGTGAGGGACTGAACCTCCAGACATGCTGCGATTGTGTAATGCACGAGCGTCAGTGGAACCCAGGTAAAGAGGAACAGTGTGAGGGACGTTTCGTGCGTATAGGCTCAGTCGTTGCCGCAACGAAGGATGCGCCCGCAGGATTCGTGTCAGCCGTATACACGCACCTCGAAGGGCTGACGACTACGGACCCGAAATTGGACGCAATCGTCGAGCGTAAGCGTCGGCAGTTCCACGCGGTCCACAACAAGGGTGAAGCCGTTAAGTGGAGTGAGGACAGCATTATGAAGGAACTGGCCGAGTCCATCGTAAACGCCCACAAGCGTAAGAAGACACAGCAGAAGGCGTCGTAAAACACGTAAGGGGAGAGGCTGCACACAAACGTGTGGCCTCTCACAATTCTTATATGTTCCGACCTCCATCAGTTCTGTGCGTCTAAAGGGAGACTAATGCAAGCCACATGCGCCGAAATAGCCTGTCACAGCGGAGGAACGGTCATTGGATTTATCCTCCTTGTTCTACTATTCGTTCTGATACTGAATTCAAAGGAGACTGAATAATGGAAATCGATATCAGCAAGTTCAAGGAAGAACTGAAGAAGCAGAGTCCTCAGACATACGCCAAGCTCTATCCTGAGTCTGTAGAGGCCGAGGCAGAGAAAATCGTAGACCCCATCATTCAAGCCTTTGAAGCTCTAGCCAAAGGCACCGTCGAGAATGACAGAGTTCTCTTGGAACTGATTCAAACGGTTATGAATCGTCTAATCCAACTGGAAGACAAGGTAGACCTCCTACTGATGAAAACTCACGGAGAGAACTAATGGAGAATGAATTCTCAGTATGTCAGTTCTTTGAGGACGGGACATACGAATACGTCCGTCGCATGGTGTCGGCGGAAGATGCAATGACTGCCGTCAAGCACTACACGAACAACGTCGCCACACGTATGGGTCTAGTAACACGCGTCATCATTACGGACGGCGGTGACTCCACATGCTTCGAGTGGGTCAACGGACAGGGCGTCGTCTATCCTCCAAAGGAGTCTAACTAATGACCCCAACGTATCACATCGAATCCACGGGGCCAAAGGACAAATGTTATGAGTGTGGAGAAGAAGCTACCATCATGCTGGTGGCCGACGTGTCAGAACGTGGGACAGGTTATGTGGACGAAGTTCCACTGTGTGAACTGTGTGCCCAGAAACGGTCAGTTTGACGCGGACGGCAAGTCACTAACACGCGCTAAGTTAGACGTAGGTCTAATGAGGCGCATACTACACGGAGAAGGCATTACTTACTCTGGACTAGGAGATGGAGTCACTATGACAACTGACAAACCTCTAACACCGCTCACACATGGCAATATCCTTATCGTTGGAGCTAAGGCGAGTAACTTCGACGAGGAACTACGGACGCATCCACGCATCATAATGTGGGACAGTCAGAACGAGAATTGGACAGACAAGGACTTGCCCCACAACACGCAAGCGATATTCTTTACGCGTTTCATTGGTCACTCTGCATTCTCCAAGATAGTTTCAGAAGCCCGGAAGCGTAAGCTGACGGTGTTCAATCCCGAAGGGACTGGACAGATTATTCGTCAAGTCAAGGAGCTGTTGAATATGCCCAAGCCTGTCTCTTTCGTGCCTGCTTCTCCACCTGTATTCGTAGAGAAACCTGTAATCAAACGTGGTGGACCCACAGTCAAGGGACATAGCAAGCTGAATCCCTTGATGCAGTTTGTAGACCCGAGTAAAACTGTCATCGCCAACGCGCACGTCTTGTTCGAGAAAGCAAAGGAAATGGGCATCGAGACTACGGTCCTGTCCATCGCTAACAAGGTGAGCGCAGCCAATCGTAAGCGCGCATACATGAAGCGTCCGGGGAACATCGTCAAGCCCTCAGAGACTCCCCAGAGACTACACAAGCACGTAGACGTAGTAGTCGAGATTCTCGACAACATGGTGAAAGAGCTTCAGGACATGAGGGATTTCCTCGTGGCGACTACGGAAGAAAACAGAGAGCTGAAGGCGCGTTTCGAGATGTTCAAGAAAGCGTTGGGCTAGATGAATAGAAATTATTCACCCTTTCAAGTAATAATTTCTTTACCTGAGGGGGACCATAAAATCTGTTCGATATGTAATGAAATGAAACCTCTAGAAGAATTCTCACCAGAGAAAAGAAGAACAACAGGAAGACAAGCTCAGTGTAAAATCTGTATTCAACGTCTAAGACTTGAAACACGAACTCCTGAAATTACACGTCGCAATAACTTGAAATGGAATTACAATATTTCACCAGAAGATTATCAGAAGATGTATAAGAGTCAGGAAGGTAAATGTGCAATTTGTAAAAAACCATTTGAACTCTTGCATATTGACCATTGCCATAATTCAAACAGAATACGAGGATTACTTTGTACCAATTGCAATTTGGGAATAGGAAATATGCAAGATGATATCCAAATTCTGCAAAATGCAATTGATTACTTAAAGAGGTAAAAAGAGTGGATATTATACAAGCTCCGAAAAAGAATGTTATATTCGATGCTACGATTTTATCATCATTGATGGGATGTGCGCGCTTCACTGATATACGTTTCAATCATCGTCTAGTCGCTCTAAAGGGAAAGTCAAACTCCCTTGAGGTAGGCAGTCTCATTCACAAGGTGTTTGAGGTCTTCTACAAGCACAGGATAGATGGATTTCCTGCTTCTGTATGCATAGGGAACGCGCTGACTGCGGGGCAATTGTTCGTCATGGGTTGTCCTACGTGCTCGAATCATGTCGCAGATACTCCCCCCTCCTGCGGGCACGACGCAGAAGAATATCCGGGTATGCAGAATACGCCCGAGCATTCCCAAAGATTTACGGTGGGATGGCGCTTTGCGTTGGAAACATGTGAGGCATACTTCGCGCACTACAAGAACGACTCTTGGATTCCCCTCGCTGCGGAATGGGTCAAGGGTGACGTAATCTACCAGGACGATGAAATACGCGTCATGTGGAAGGCGAAGTTCGACTTGACCATAGACCATGAACAGCTAGGCATTATGTCTATGGACCACAAGACGTTCAAGCAGAATCGTGACAAAACGACTCTCAGTAATCAATTCTCTGGTCACTGCGTCTTGTTGAAGGCTCGTCAGGTCATGGTCAACAAGATTGGCTTGCAGACTACCAAGAAGATTCCTGAGCGTCTGACACGCGAACTCGTCCACTTCTCGGCGGCGCGTATACACGAGTGGCAGTCAGAGATTGTCCCTTACTACGCATACAAGTATATCCAGTTCAAGGAGTCGGGCTATTGGCCTCCCAACTACACGCATTGTGACAACGTGTTCGGTGCGTGTCCATACAAGCAGGTATGCGAGGGCGACCCTGACATGAGAGAAGAAATTCTCCGTAACAACTATCAACTGGCTCCTGTATGGGATCCCCGTAATAAGGAGGTTGAATGATTCGTGAAATAGAACTGGTAATTGCATTAAAGCAAACAGTCAATGAAATTGAACAAGTAGCAAGGGAAATATATTATGCTTTATCCTTTCTTGAAGAAACACATCCATCAAGAGCTAATCTCGTTGCAGCATTAAGAATCATCGGTGTAAATAAACCTGCTGACGTGGGATTAAGTAATTCAGTTCTCTACAGGAACGTAAAATGAAAAAGTGTCAGGTCTGTATGGACGGACATGGCAAGCACGTAATCGAGGAAACAAACGTCTGTGACTTCTGTCGTGCAATCATTCTGAAGTTCCTGAAACTCATTAGGAGTTCTAAGTAAATGCCTACTATGTCGAGTGTCAACTTTGACGCACTTTACTGCATGTTCAAGGGCGAGCCGGGGACGCGTAAGTCTACTCAGGCTCTTAGTTTTCCGGGGCCACAGTTCTGGTTTTCATGGGACCGTAAGATGAACGGTATTTTCTTGCCCATGAAGAAGTGGAACATCGACCCCTCCACTATCTCATACGAGGACTATGACGATTGGACTAAGCCCAAGCAGAAGTTAGAACAGCTTCAGACCAACTGCCCCTATAAGACTATCGTTCTGGATTCGATAACCTCATGCGCGGATATGACTCTGCGTCAAACGACTAAACTCAAATACGGGCAGAAGAGAGCAAGTGGAGCGCAGGCAGGCAAGCTAGTTGCGGGTATTGCAGTCAACGAAATAGAAGACTACAACGCTGAGTCAGCCGCACTCCAAGAGCTTATCGCCCTGACGAAAGACATTCATTCGTAT